ACCGATGCCGCCTGTACCGTTTGCAGGTTTTGCTACTACAGGGAATGTTTTACGTAAAGATGTGTGAGTCATTGGTACTGGTATACCAATATTGTAAGCATGTGCAGTATAATTTTCTTTGTTTGATAGTATATTACATTGTTCTTTTGTGATACCGACTAGGTCGTGTATGTAAGGAAGCAACATGTCGTTATATAAGGGAAATATATAATCTATATTATTTTCATTTATAATTTTACGTAACTGATTAGCAAGGTCTGATCTATCTTTAGCTTTAATAGCATAGTGTTCTATACCGTCAGGAACACTAGGTATCATTTTATCTAGCAATGGAAATTGAGAGTTAGTATTTGCTTGCCAAGTACATAGTTTGTAATTTGTTAGTTCTTGTAGGGTATACCTTAAATTATTGCTTTGGTAATTTATAATTACTTTAGGCTCCATAAGTAATTTTATCCCTCATAATAGTATTGGTATACTTTATTTTCATAGTAATAAATCTTATAGTAGAATCATATGGTAAGGGTTTGTTGCCTAAGCAATAGTCATACAACTTATTACCAGTTAAATGGCCAGCTTTGACAAAAGCAGCATCTGTAACATTATATTTTTCTTCATATATTGAAGCATACTTCTTACCATACTTTGAAACATCTAAGCCTTGTACATTATGTGTATTTCTTTCTTTGTTTGCTCTTTCAATGTCTTCACTGCGTACCCAAAAAAATCCCCATTTGCCTCGAGACTCACATTCATTTAATTGGAATTGCATTACTTTCAAAATGTTTCTAAAATTAGCAAAATGGCTTTGGTCTTTTCTTGCCAGTAATGTATCACATAACACCCACGGCATATTTGGTAAATCTTCGCCTGCAACAATTGCTTGTATTTCTTTATTTTTTAATACAGCATAAATGTGTCTATTAGGTTCTATAAATTTTATATTTTGCCAATGAAAATCGTTCTGTAAATTATGTGATTTAATTTGGTCGTTTATAAAATTAAAGAATAAATCTTTATGATCAGGCGTTAATTTGATACATTCATCAATCATAGTTTATAGTCTTTTCAATAGTATTGTACTTATTTGTGTATATTACTGTAGCTCCATCAAATTGAAAAGAAGTAGTATAACTAAGGACTACACATGGATCTCCTATTTCGCCTAATCTTGCACCACCGCCGTTTAGTTCAAACACACCTTTGTTTCCTGGAATTACATATGTAGTCCAACGGTCACCGGTATTCATATTTACAATATCAACTTTTTGATACGGATCAAGATCAACTTTAGACATTAAATCACGACAGATAGTTACACTACCATCGTAGTCTAACGATTTATCAGTAACATGAATATTTTGAATTTTAGATTGGATATACTCTCTCATAGTACTATTGTACTATAAAAAATTTGTGTTGTCAACCTATTAGTTTAAGTCTACCCAAGCTGAGCCAGTATAGCCTTGGAATTTAGTGCCAGTACTATTAAAGATTATCATACCTGCAGCTGGTGTTGTTACAGCCGCTGACCTTGCAGTATCGTCAGCAACTACTTTAAGCTGGATTGCTCCACTAAATGATGCTACAGAATCTGTTTGTGCAATTTGTAGCACTACAGTTTGATCGCCATTTGCTGCTGAATTGTATAATTCAATATTTGTTGGTATTCTGTTTGCCTCTGGAGCTGCCGAAGCAAGGAATCTAATACCTCCTGAGGCCCTATAAGCTGTACCGTTATATCCAGCTGCTGCATATGCTCCGAGTTGATCACCCGATTGTACTGCTGTTGGTGCAGCCTTTGTACCTCTAGATCTTAATGCACCATATGTACTTCCGTAGCCTGCATCAGAAGCATGAAATGTTCTTATTGTTGTTGTACCTTGTGTGACAGCGTCATTATAAACACCAAGTGTTCTGTTGTTGCCTGTGTCTGTAACACCGCCAACTTGTGAACTTCTGCCTAATACTATCGATCCAGCAGTATTTTCAGTAGTGATTGTAAAAACATTACTTTCAGTATTTTGCTCTAAGAACATTGTATTCTTACTAGTAGCTGAAGTTAGTTTAATATTGCCAGCTAGTACGCCTAATTGTGTACTAACTTGTCCAGTAATCTTATTGTTAATACCATCTACAAGTAATGAACTATCTTCACCAAACACACTACCGCTCATAGTACCAAGTAATTGACCATTTACAGTACCGTTAAATACTGCATTAAAACTATCTAATATCTTAGACGAGTCATCAGTTGAGCTGAATATATCACCTTGTATATCACCTAACCATTGGCCTGTAGCTTTATCAAATACCTTCCTTAAACCAAGATCAAAAATGTCACCTTGGAAATTACCAATAATATCACCGGTAAACAATTTAGTAGTTGGATTATATGCTGTTGTTCCATCACCGGCTTCGATGGTCATATTTTTAACAGTGCTAGTACTTGTATCAACTAGCTGGGTGCCATCAAGTTTGTATAAATCTCCGCCATATACATCGCCCATAAGTCTATTATTATCATGATCAACTAATAAACTACTATTGTTTCCTACAATACTTAATCTAATCTGTGAGTCTTTTAATTGTTCAACTTTAAAGTTACTTCCATCATGTATCAGGATCTGACCCCAACCCGGGCCACCATCTGGATATATTACATCGTCATGATTATTTAAATTGCCTAGTGTTGCACCTGCAGGGTTTACTGCTGTCCAATAGTTGTCGCTTGAAGACCATGCTAAAACTTGCCCATCACTAATGCTACCCAGTGTAACATCATTTAAATCATTTAGTGATGATGCGCCACCGCCGCTTCCTTGTACTACAACACCGCCAGCAGTTGTACCATCACCAACATATAACGACTTTGTATCAGTTGTGTAGATAAGTTCGCCCGCTGCTGGTGTAATAAGCTGACGCTCAGCGTTGGTACCTCGTCTTAGCCTTAATGCCATGTTTATAACTCCTGAAACTTATTTCTTATTAGTATTTATACCTTTTTAAAGATAAACTATATTAACTAAGATCTCTTCATAAAGGTTTTTGTATGAGATTTTACATCATTTACAAGTGAGGGAGTATCTAACTTAAATTCTACTGTTTTAATTACATCATTAAATTCATTAAAAAACAAGTTTAGTGTTTCTTCTAAATCAATTTCAGCAGATTCTTTCTTTTTCTTATCTTCGTCTAAATCTATTTGCCATTCTTTGCCGTCTTTAAAGACTACTTGTACTTTGGATATGTATTTGATGGGTACTGCTTTGATTTCGATATGCTCAAAAACTTCAGGCCAGTAGTCGACAACTTCTGTAGGGAGTTTATTTTTAGACACTCTCTACGGTCTTTTTAGCAGTCTTCTTCTTTGTAGGAACTAGCTCTTCTGCCTGTTCTCTTAGAGCCTTTGCTTCTTTAAAAAGAGCATCTGCTTGTGACCTATATTGAGCTGCTAAATCAGCATCACTTAAAACACCATCATTGCTTGCACCTGCTGCAACCTGTTCAGCACTCAAACTTGGATCTGTAGTTTCTGTAACAACTTCTGGTCTGTTTCCAGCTTCGTCAGCTAATGCTAAATCAGCAACAGTAACACCTTTTTGTTCTGCAATAACTTCGTTAAGTTCAGCAAGGCTTATTGATGTATTATTGTTAGGAGTCATTTCCACATCAGCTGATGCAACTTTCATCATTTTGCCTGTTGCATGGAATCGTGCTAGCATATTAGAACCGTCTGGTAGTTGTGTTCTTGCCATTACAGTTGCAAATTCATCTGCTTCTTGTCCTGCTGATCCTTCAACAGTTTTAATAAGTGTGTCATGCTCTTCTGCCATTAAACTACTAGTGTCAACAATAACACTTTGATCAGGCTCTCCTGGTACTACCCTATAAGCTACAACAACTCCTCTTTGATTTTTGGCCATTCGACCTACATGTTTTAACATATTATGCTCCTTGTGGCTGTTCCTGTTGATTCTGGGAGACAGCTTCTAAAAATGCTTCTAATTTATTATAAGTTTGACCAACTGTCATCATTTCGTTAGGCTTAAATGCTCCGCGTTGACTAGCAACGTCGATTATGCTTCTTAATGCCTGAAGATCTTGTACAGTTAGATCAGGACCTGCTGGTGCTTGTTGCTGAGGTGCTTCTACAGGTTCTCCTGATAGTGCTGCCGCAACATCTGCAGAATCAACTGCGTCATTTACTTCATTCTCGCTCATAATTTCTTTCTCCTATATAATTAATTATGCGTAAATTTTTAGGTATACTTTAAATGTGGACAAGCCAACATAAAGTAACTCATTTCTTTGGTTTCTTCGAAGCCAATAGTAATTACCTGATTAACTTTGTTGTCGTTATCTAAAGTGACTTTCCTACCAATATAATAACGGTTACGAAGATTAGAGTCAATCCAATTAGATAAACTTTCTTCTATATTATAAGATGATGGTAGATTTACGTATTCAAAATAAGGAATAGGTGTTTTAACCTTCCTTATTCCAAATACATCATATGGATTTGGTTTTTTATTTTTTATCATGCAGCTTCGTCATAGTGTGCAGTAACACCAAATGGTGCCTGCAAGTTTTTATCTCTATTACTGTGTATAACAAATACTGTATCACAGTAATCCTCATCGCCCCATGAGTCCCATGCATATCCATCTGTAAACATAAGGAACTTTTTAGGTTGAATGTCATTTTCTTTCATATAAGTCCAGTTAACCATAAAGTCAGTGCCGCCTCCACCTTTTACTTCATAGTCTTCTAGACTATCTCCGCCATCTGCACTAAAGTCAGCTTCGTTATAAACTTCTGTATCGAAGCACCACAATTTAATATTGTAGTCTCTGTATTCGTCCATAATGCCTTTTACTTCGCTTAAGAAGTCTTTGGCTTGCACATCACCAATTGAACCTGACATATCAATACAAATACATAGATCAATTGTTTCTTGAAAGTTCATTCCTGGAAGTATAGCACCAGTGTGCCAACCTTTTCTGCCTGGACGACTAAAAGTGTAATCATCACGTATAGTAGACTGTATCTGCTGACGTAGTATTTCACGCCAGTTCATTTTAGGCTCTGTAAGTTCTTTAATCATACGTTCAACACCTGCAGGAACATTACCAGCACCTGCACTCTGTGCCGCGGAAATCATATTCTCTTTGATTTCGTCACGTATCTTTCTAAGCTCTTCGTCACTGTAAGTTGGACGACCTTTACCTTTTTGGGTTCCACCGTCACCGTTGGCACTAGCGCCTTGGCCTTGTTCTTCTTCACCCGGATCTTTACCCCAGTCAACGTGTTCGTCAAGTAATTCACCAAGTTGTTTTAGTTCTTCTTCGTCATATTTCTTGTGAATATCATCATATACTTCTTCAGAAGTCCAATTTTCGTATTTAAAGTCTTGATAGCAATCAATAATCTTTGGTTTCTCTCCAATACGATCACGTACTAATATATTGTTTACAATATAGTCAGCCGCGATATTATAAATTAATGCATCGCGATCTTCACGTCTAATAAGGTGATCAAAAACGCAATGTAATATTTCGTGTGCAATAACAAATTCAATTTCACGATTTGAAAGTGCATTAAAGAATTGGGTATTAAAGTATAAGTTTCTGCCATCAACTGCGGCAGTAGGGCACCAGTCATCTGCACATTGTATTCTAAGGCGTGTTGCCATGTTACCAAAAAATGGATGTCTAAGGAGTAAGCCTACACGAGCAACAATAATTCTATCTTGGACGTCTTCACGCATTGTGTCCAATTCTGCTTCAGTAAGATCTGGGTTAGGTTGCCAATGTTTTTTACCTGCAACATTATAAATTGGAGCATGTAAATTAACTAAATCGGAATAGTGTGTTTCTATTTGTGCCAGTGCGTTCATTGTGCTTATACCCTCTTTTCTAACTTTATATACTTATTATAACATCTATACATAGTTTGTCAACCGAAAAGAATGGAGGGGGCGTTAACCCCCTCCATAATTACATTAAACGCCTTGTGCGGCCTTAATGTATTTGCCATAACGCTCGTGGAATTCATCAAAACAATCCACTTCGTCTGGATCAATGGGTAATGCATACTGTGTAAGTGCGAGCTTAATGCCCATAACCACTAGTTCAGTATCGAAGTTATCCATTGCAAATCGCAGGAAGTTATTGACTTTAGAGTCGAACTTCTTATCACCTTTATCACAAGCTTCTTTCAGCTCGTAGCATAATGACACAGTGAGGGAATACATAGCACTGATTTCTTTACTGGTCATTTCAGTGACTTTGCCTGCGAGTATTTCAGTTGGATTGGGCATTTCGCTAGCTACTTTACGGTGTGCCATAAATTTAACTGCTAGTCCTTCACCAACTGCACCACTAACCAAATCGGTTAATGTGGTTTCGTCAATGTCGTCATCCAATAATTCGGATACAAACGACCATGAACGAGGTGTTGCAAACGAACGACTTGGACTTTTTGGATCAAAGTCATACAAGTCTTTCTTTGCAAATGTCAAGTAACCAACAACGTCTTGGTGCTGATTATTATTTACTGACCACTGGAACCAATCATCCCAACCAACTACAAGTTCTAAGTGGATAAATCTGTTAGCTAACGGAGCAGGCATTCTGTAAGTAACGCCCTTGTCAGCTTCTCTATTACCAGCTGCAATAATTAAAACATTGTCTGGAAGCTTGTATTGTCCAATACGTCTGTTAAGAATAAGCTGATATGCAGCCGCTTGCACACTAGGCGCAGCTGAATTCATTTCGTCTAAGAAAAGAACAACCCAATCAAATTGTGCCGCAAACTCTTCACTTGGAAGTTCTGCAGGAGGTGCCCAAACCATTGTACCTGCATTACTATCAAAATACGGAATACCTTTAATATCTGTAGGTTCCCATAGTGATAATCGAATGTCAATCAAATGACTGTTACCTAAGTCATTTGTAATTTGTCCAACAATGTCGGATTTACCAATGCCTGGAGGCCCCCATAAGAAGATTGGACGCTTCTTTTTCAAAGCGACATTAATGCTCTTCTTTGCTTTATTTGGTGTTACGGTTCTAAGTGCTGTTGCAGTTTCCATCTTGTGTTTCCCTCTTATCTGTTATCAAGTAAGTTATCAGTGCTAATTTCTAACTATACATATAGTATAGCACCTTTTAAGGAAATGTCAACCAGAAAATGCTATTTTTTTGAAAAAAGATTGGAAATATCTTGGGCAGATAGTGTATTAAAGTCGACTCCTACATTAATACGTAGACTGTTTGGATTGGATTTTTGCACACTATGCCACTCAAAATGATTAAAAATTAACCATTTATCTTCTACTAATTGTGCTTGATCTGCTACTTCTAACTTAGTTACATCAGGAATGCGATATTCGTCTACTACTTTAAAGTCTTCTGTGTTCTTCCACCATGTAGTAGTCTCTTGGTCGCCTTGTAGTAGCTTAAAAATACTTGCTTTTCGATAGTGTCCTTTGTGTGGATATAACATAGTTCCGCCTGTGCTAACTTGTAGAATTGGAACCATTTCGTCTCTACCAAGTTCTTTTAAAAATTCAGGTAGACTATCTATCAGTTCATCTGCTAGATCATCTGGTAAACTGTATTGACTAAATTCTAGTCTAGTAGCATCTGGAAACTTGCGAAGCATTAATAGCTTGCGCCGCATTAGTTCTTTGGCATCGCGTACTCCGACAATAGCTTCCATTTCTTTTATTGTACTACTGTGGCTTAGTTTCCTCCATGCAGGGTTTCGTAATATAAATTTATCAAGAGGAGTATTTTTTATTTTATTACAGATATTTGTAGAAAAATCAGTTTCAATATATTCGTAATACATTATTCTTGATCCATAAATGAATTAAATCTTATGTTAAAGCTAAGGCTTATTCGTTCGTGATCAGTTTTATTAGTAGCAGTTTGATGTTCTATCATTCCTGGCCAAAGATATAATGCACCTACTTCTGGCATAATAAGTTTATCTGGATTTATCATTGACATTACATAATTACTCTGCAACATTACATTAGGATTGCGTAAACTAAGTTCACCATCTTGATTATTTGATTGTACATAATACACGCCAGCTATATCAGCATCACCATGGGAATGAAGATGGGCATGTTGTCCTTTTTTAGTTTTAGTGAACCAACTTGCAGTAATTCTATAATTAGGATGTTTACTTAAATTGTTTGAAACTTCTGAATTAGGAAGTGTATTAAGATATTGCTTGATACAAAAGTCTAAATGTCGTAAAAAATTATTACACTCATTTTTAGTAAGAATACATTCATTAAACGGATTTTCACTTAGTTCATGTGTATTACTAGTCCAGTGTCTATTTTGTGCAAACTTTACACTATCACAAGCCTCAAATAATTCTTTCTGGACTATATCTAATCCAGAGCCTTCTAGCATTTTTCTATAAATAGGAATACCAAAGAGTTCTATAGTATGCATTATATAGCCTCCAAGCTTGGTAGTTGTCCTGTAATTTGTAATGTATAACGGTCTTTAAGACCAAGATTAGCTGCAGAATGTTCACAAAAAGCGTCAAATAAAACAAATTCTCCGCGTTTGTAATTTACAATAGCACGATGCTCGATATCAAAATAATGTCCAGGCTCCCAATCTTGAAGCACAACTACAGCTCTCCATACTTTGGATTTTTCTACATTAAATATTTTTTGGTAAGTATTAAAATGATCTGTGTGTCTTGGCATTATATCACCTGTAGACATTTTATAAAATGTAAATCCACAATTTGACAAGCCAATTTTTTCTGCTATTTTGTTAAGCCAGATATAGTTTTCTTTTACTACATGCATTGCACCAGTAAAACTAGTATGAGTATAACCTTGTCTTTTCCAATCTGTTATATCATATTCGTATGCTGAACGTTTTTCGTATGCTAAATTTTTATATTCGTTATAGACGGGAAGTTCTACTTGTCCTTGAAACCACATTATTCACCTTTCTCTGTTGATCTTGACATTGCTTTAGTAAGTCCATATTTTCTTAAATCTCCCGAAAAAAGAGTTAGTTCGACTGCTTTCTTTTCATTAGTAACTATAATAGATCGAGGACTAATGTAATATGGACAATCTATAAATTTATCTAGGAATATAATTACTTGGGTAGTTAATGGCATATCTTTTGGATAAGGAACATCGTATGTTGCTAAGTCTATTTCATTAACTACTTCAAATCCTAGATCTGTTAATCGTAAACCGCTTGCTCCTTTGTTTCTAGTGTTCTTCCACCATAGTGGCATGAACTCTTTTATTGTCAATTCGTTTGCACTTTTACCTTGTTCTTTTAAAAAGATCTTAGTATATGCTTCTTTCCAGTTCATTCTTCAATAACTACTTCGCCGTCTGTTAATCTATAAACAGCAAACTCTTCACTTGAAAACATATCGTTTAGTTTTTTAGCTAGATTATGTGCATGGCCTGGGTTGGAAAAAGAAACTTTCTTGTATTTCGGACCTGGGTAGTTAGTCAGCATGTTTGCACTTTTTAAATTAAAAGGTTTATCTTTATAAAAAACTGCCCAAATAGCTTCAGCTTCTAACACTTGATCTGACTTATAATTATCGTTATTAATATGCTCCAATATCACTGTGGGTTTTGGTCTGCTCATATGCGTATCCTCTTATTAACTACGCATATATTTATCTCTTTTAGAAGTTAAGTACCTATATATCCTCCAGCAAAGTCATAGTAAAAATATTGTGTACCTGTTCGAGGAACATTTGTTACCCATTCTCCGTTTATTATTACTCCACTTTCACTACTAGTTTTGCCATGATATTCTTCGCCAGTCATATGTATGCTATTATCTACAGTAAAGATAGGAATTTGTGAAGCTCTAGACAATAATCTAAAATGTGCATCGTGCCACCTTTCGAAGTATTCATCTTCATCGTTACCTCTATTGCCGTTTGTACTATGTATAAAGAGACCTACGCCGCCCGTTTTTTGTGCTTCATTTATAATACATTTTCCACCTAACCAACTGTGTCCCCATAGATCATTACATATTAATCCAACTATTGGTATATTACACTTTTCTGTAGTCAACCAATGAATTCGAATGCCATCCTTTTCTAAGTCATTAGGTAATGATGCATCGTGTTCGATAATATGACTTTTATTAGTTACACCAATTAATTCACCATTATTATAAAAACGTATTTGGTTCCTTCTAACTCTTCCAAAATATTCATCTTCTTGCCACATTGTTCCTAAACAAAGACCTACTTTTTTCTCTGCGGAATATTTTTCTATTTCTGTAAGGGCGGCTTGTACATCCTCAAAGTTATAATATGGCACATACCCACTAAGACTTCCTTCAGGAGTAACTAAGTAATCAACTTTATTTTCAGAAGCCCAATCAATTGCAGTTTTTATGGTGATAATATTTTTTTGTATATCTGCTCTTACTGGAATTTGTGCTCCGCCGATACGTATTGATCTTACTTCCATCCAGACCCGCCATCAAGATTTATTTCTATTTTTTCATCTGATTGGCTACTTTGTGATACTAATTTTTCCAAGTCGCCTTCTAATCTACTCATTACAATTCCTAATGTAAAAGCTAAATTTTTGGCTGTTGCAATATCTATTTTAATTTCTCTAGATTGACTAGATTCAGCACTCTTTACCTGTTGAATAAAAAGTTGTAAAGGTATTGTGTTTAATGGCTCAACGGTTTGCAATTGACAACTCCGATCTCATTTCAACATCTGTTTTAAACGGTCCTTTATATCCATATCTTTCCACAGTAACTAATTTAGGACAAAAACTTTTAACCCATCCTTTATCAAACTTAATAATATAATATCCTGCACAATACAAACTATTTGATTTTAAAGACTTTGTAAACAAAGGTAGTTTGCGTTGTACATCATACATTGTATTATGTGGTGTAACACTAGTTGGATAACCGTGTACAATTTTTTCTGATGTTGTTATAGTCTTTGGGACATCCTCGTCCCAGTGTATTGTTCCTAATTTTTTACTAATTTGCTTTGTATTGTCAAAGAAACAAGTTTCGTTATTACACGAATATAGGTATCGTTCGTCATTATAACTTAGTGTTCCAACTTTTTTACCATCATCTTCTACTATCCAAAATTTATTTTTTAAAACAGTATTTGCTTTTATTGTCATACAGGGTACCTCGCTTGTAAAGGGGTTGCATATAGCTGTGCTTGATCTGCAATACGTTGCATATCCCACTTAGCACAGAACTTCATAAGACGCATACCTACTTGTTGTACTTCTTTAGGGGTCATTGCTTCTTCTATAGTATCGTTAATAATAGTTCTAATGTTATCAGGCTGTGCAGTGAGATCGCACAATATAACATTACGTTGATAATCTTCTAGCACACGATGCTCTACACCATCATGATCAGTCCAACGTTGTAGCATCATGTTATTCCAGTTGTAGCCCTTTGTGTCTTTGTCTGCAAATGCTTCTAGTAGTCCAACTTTATTTTTAGTACCTTTCTTACGTACACCTGGATATGCACTAAACACGTTGTCGCTAGTGTCACCACGCATACATTTCTCAAATAACATAAATGCAGGCACAGGTGCAGGCTTCGGCTCTTTAGTTTTCTTATCAATAACATGTTCACCTTTGTCTGTAAAATAGCCTTCATGAGTGATAGTTGTATTACTAACACCATTGTATTGTTTACAGTTAGGAGCAATTAGTTGTGCAAAGTCACCGTCTGTACTAATGATTACATGTGTGTCTTTAGGATGTGCTTGTACCCAGCCTGCAATAAGATCATCTGCTTCTAGTTGCGGATGTTGCATAACAGTACAATTAGTTTTGTCTGTAACAAAGTCCTTAAACTCATCAAAGATCTCCCAAAACAATGTATCTTCTTCTGCTTCTTTTACTGTAAGTGCATCACGTGCTACTTGCCTATTACGTTTGTAAGGTTCGTAAAAGTCCTTACGCCAACTACGACCTTCTAAGCAAAACACAACATGATCAGCATCAAAGTCTTGCCAAGCCTTCTTAATGCTGTTAAGTGTAATATGTAGTGCCATGCCTACCTTAGTGTCAAGGTCACCACGAACTACATGTCTAGCACGAAAGAATGTATTTGCAGTGTCTACTAGTACATATGTACTCATAAGTCAATCCTTAAATAATTTATAATACTATTATAGCACCAGATCTGGCTTGCGTCAACCACTTTCGTTAGACTGTAAATCATCTTCTATATTGAAAAATTCTTCTGATATTATATTTTCGCCAACACTATAATATGGAGGCATATCGAGATATAAATCAAATGCTATACTTACCCTTGGAGTTGTTCCAGTATACTCTGGAACAGCATGTTCGACGTAACTTGGAAATAGAGTCATTCCACCTTTGAAGTTTGATACCTCTTGACCTTGCTCCATATGCTCGTAGTATGTACATGTCTCATAGTCATCCAAATGCATATTACCACTTAAATATGCACTAAACATAGCACTGTGCCTATGTTTTGTAATACGATCTCCTTTGCGTACTACATTAAACCAACTACCAATACGTAGATTATATGGTCTAGTTCCATCTTGCATAATATAGTTAAAGTATTGAAATTTAAGCCATTTTAGTAAATCTCCTATTTCAGGACATTCATCTTTAAATTCAAATGTATTAAATCGACCATGCCTAGTAGTAACATTGTTAGCGTCTAATCCTGTTCTACCATCATTACGATAAGGTAAGTCATTAATAATCTTTTTTTCTTTAGCTAAAAGGAATTCTCGAATAGTGTCTACTTTGTCGCTTTCATCCCATTGTGCAAATCCAAGAGGAGCGTTCCAAACTGGAGCATAAGGAGATATTGGATGCTCACTTTTAAGTCTAAGTATTTCCATTAGCTAACCTCAGACTTTCCATCTCCTGTTGAAACTATTTTAATATGTCCCATATCTCTATCTGTAGACTGTCCTTCTTCCTCTAACATTTGTACTACAATACTCTTAAACCAAGCATCTACTATAGCTTCATTTGTTTCGCCTTGATACCCTGCATCTAGTAGTTCTTCAATAAATTGATTGTTCCAATCTAATTCAAAGAATCCATTTTTAATATTTTCTGGATTAAGTTGTGTATCAAGAACTGCTACCCAAGCCTTACCTGCTTTAGTAGCTTCTTCTTTTTCACGTTCAAGCACTGCCCTACGTTCTTCTTCTGAAGTAGATTGCACTTGTACTTCAGGTTCGACTTTCTTTTTACCTAATGTATTGTTTACAAAGTTTGCAAACCAACTTTTATCTTTTTTCATATCCTCTCCTAAAAACCTTTCTGTCTTAGCCTTTCTATATCTATCGGTGCTTTCATAGCTTTTGATAGTTTTTCTTGTCTTTCGCGTTCGACTTTATCATGTACCCCATGCATTTCCGAATAAGGATATGTGGAGTCTTGGGGTGAAACGCCATCCTCTTTCCATACACGCCTCCGCAACTTCTTGAACATTAAGGTTGTACTCTTCCGAACGTCCGCCCAGCGGCATAAGATATACTGGACAGTCGACCCCGGCGCTACGATACTCTTCGACAGCTCTAGTAACTTCATCAAAGTCATCTTTAGTAGCAACCACAAACTTAAGATAGATATTGCTACCATCCACATTGCTATACTCACTAGCAACATCAGGCTTAATAGCAGTATCCCAAGGTTCTCCGCTAACTGATAGTTTTGGGGAACAAGACCAAGTAACTTCAAATCTGTCTTGATTGCTGAGATAGTCGCAGAAATCATCTTTGAGACGTTGCGTAGTATTTGTTTCAAATGTAACATTTTTTAAATCCTGCATGCGTGGATGTTCGAATAGCTCAATGTAAAGCCGTTGCCACGCTAACAACGGTTCACCGCCTGTCATAATTAAATGTATATCTTGTCCATTATCCATTGTCCACTTACCTTCAGGAGTAAGTGAAAGAAGATGTTCTACTACTTCATCTACTTCTTTTTGCTTATTAAAATGCTTAAACTCAGGATAGATACTTGCATAAGTATCACAGCCTGTGTGTATAATAGGCAAATCGTTAAAGTCTACAGTTGTTTTATGTACATCTTTTGCAATTAATTCTGCAACCTCTGCATTATGCTTTTTACCTGCTTTGTGTTGTTCCCAACGATCTCTTGTTTCATCTGTACCAAAATTCATACAACGAAAGTTACAACCGAAGGTACGTAGGAATACACTAGGGACTCCTACAAATCTACCTTCACCTTGTACAGAGTAAAAAGCTTCTGAGTATCTAAGCTTATTTCCCACACGCGAACTCCTGCTGAAGTTTAACATTATCGATAAACTCTTTTTTAGTTGCAGGATCGTCTTTAAATGCACCACGCAATACAGTTGTTTGTGTTAGACTACTTTTTGCTCTAATACCTCTGTTCTCACAACAACCATGTGTCGCTTGTACGTATACGCCAACGTGTTCACTACCAGTTTGCTCTTGTATTGCATTTGCAATCATAACATTAAGCTCTTCTTGTAGTGTTCCTCGCATAGCACACCATTGTGCAATACGTGTGTACTTGCTAAGACCTAATAGTTTAGGACCTGCAATAATACCAATGTATGCCACACCTTTTACTGTTTGGTGATGATGCGAACATAAACTTGTAAGTTCACTACGCACAACCAACATACCTTCATAACCACCTTCAATGTAGTTAGGAAATGCACTTGGGTTAGGCATTGTATCATAACGACCAGACATAATTTCATTAATGTACATCTTAGCCATACGCCTTGCGGTGTCTTGACTGTTAGGATCTGTTTTTGTATCAATTAACAGTGTTTGTAATACATTTTCGAAAGCAGGAACTGCTTCTTCAATTAGTTGTTGCTTGTCGCCTTCTTCAAGTACTTCACTAATGTTATCATTAGCCCAGTATCTAATACCAGCTTCTTCTAGCTTTGTTTTAATTTCTTCTACTTTGCTCACGTTTTATATCTCCGATGTTAAGGCAGTGGATTGCCATTAATAATAAAATACAATGCACAATAATATTATTATACATTGTATTTAGGTTTTTGTCAAGTATTTTATACAAAATACTTTTCTAGCATATCAATACGGTCTTGTGCGGCCGCCATTTGATCAAGCTCTTTCTGTATCGTTTCAATGATATCAGAATGTTCACCAATGCCTACAACCTTTTGCATGTAAACTTCGATGTTAGTCTTATGCAACTCTAACTCCGCCTCGGCGTGTTTGATAGCTGCATTCACCATTTGTTGCTTCAAATTATCCATACCTTTCTCCAATATTTGGTTAACTTAACTGGTAATTACCTTTTTCTGGAATAACATGTCTAACGCCACCACGTGGGTCTTTAGTGTCACCATCTCTTCTAAAAATCAAATGCACGTGGGGGTACATGCAAGTTTGCCCTGCACTCTCGCCTACATTCAACCCGACATTGTATCCAGTAATATTGTTTCTATTACTTTGCACATTGTCGTAACCCATAGTAACTGCATAATTAAAACACTTGAGGATATTCTCTTGTGTTGCTTCTCTAGGTACGATAAGAGTATGTCCTTCTGTAACCGGATAAGCATCTTTATATACTATGAAATCTCGTGTCTCCAATTCGACATCTGTCCACGGAGCTCTGTTGTCTTGTTGTGCTAATGTTAGTGTATCAGCTTTCATTCGTATTTACCTACGTTTTCCCAAGGGTAAACTAACCAAACATCTTCCTCAGCTTTGTTTACTTCGTGGGCATAAAAATTAGTATGATGGAAGTCGCTAGCTAAGTTTTCTGTAAGCACTGCAAACTTTACACTGTTGCCCCAAACACTTGCCCAAGCATTATCTTCATGGGGGAAACAACCTGACATCCAGTCATTTCTAATCCAATTAAAAGTAGCACCAGTGTCATTGATATCGTCTACAATAAGAATCTTTTTTCGTCTATCAGGATCCCATCTGCTTTTATATGTTCCTTGCTCATTATAAGGAACAATGCCAAATGCATCTTCGGCCATTGAACAGTTACTTTCTAATATGCTACCGTCACGTAGGCTAACTTTAATTGCTTCACATGGTATACCAGTCATGTTACTAATAATTGTAGCGGGAACATTGCCACCCCTTGTAATACCTACAATATAATCAGGCTTATAGTTACTTGTATACATTGTAGTTACAATTTCTGTACACATTGTTTCAACGTCTTTCCAACTATAGAAATGCTTATTGATTACCATTTAAATACTCCTCACTGTCTACCCAAGTATAACCACCGTCTGAATAAGAAGTGCCAAACTTAAAAGGCATAAAGCCCCAGCTTTTTGCTTTCTTACCCATATAAAAAAGACTCCAACAAGGTATTTCATTACCATCTTCGTCTTTAGCTAATTCTAACCAATGTAGATCATCTGAATCACGATATCTAAAATGCCCTGGTCCTCGCCATACTGACTTACTACCTACAACAGCACCTTCTCGTGATCGAATAGGTATATGCTCATAGTAACCGCCTTTAAGAATTAGTGTTGCATAAGACCATGGATGATCATGTAACACTTCTTCGTCACTCTTTAAAACTTTGTGTAGAGTAAAGTTAAAAGGAAACCATGTACGATCTTTTAAAAATAGATAGTATCTTATAAGATAAGGAATTTTACCTGCTCTATCGTAAATTACTCTTTTTCTGTTTTTGAAAAAACTAATCATTTACTTTTTTCTTCCCCATCCAATCTTGATGAACCATTTTGTAAGTAACTTTAAAATTATCAAATGCTTTGCTCAATCCTGGATACTCTGCACACATGTCTTGTATTTTATTTAAAGTAGGTAATTGGTCTACAAAATCTACTGGATCGTGTGTAGTTAAAGTAATATCATCACTACCAAATGTAATATCACCACCAGTACTGATTGTAAATGTTGATGCAGGATTACTACCAATTGTAAGTGTATCAGTTGTCCAAGAGCTCATTGTAGCAGAACTGTCGATATAACTAGTATCAATAGTATCACTTACACCAGTAAGTTTTATAGTATAATCATTATCATTTGTAAAAATATCTAACTGCTCTTTCCAATCATCGTTATTACTCACCTTTAATCTCCTCGTAAAGATCCTTGCCACTAAAAAAGTTTTTCTTAAGTTTGTTAGTTTGCTTTTGTAAAGCTGGAAGATAGTCGTCATAATTTTCCATGTACTCAATTATTTTATCTATTACGTCTTGCTTATGTAACAAATAAGTTTGAAAATCTTTAGTCCATTCACTTGGATACTTAAATGTATCTGTAGCCATTTCTGAATAGCTAAGTCTGTCTGGTACCATAGGAATTGCATCAACTACTGCGCCTTCATACCAACTAATACCTAGTGTTTCCTGTAAGTTTGCACTAAACACCATCTTAGCTTCACCAAGTAAATTATGATATTCATTCTTTGTTAGTTGTTGCTCTTGGCATACAATAAAATCATATTGTGGAAGTGACTGTCGAAGATCATTAAAGATATCAACTTGCTTTTCAGGAGCAATTCTATGTGGAAATAATATTACATCACGTTTTTCCATATGTCGATATTGCTCTAAAGAAGTACAAAGATACTCCATAGGCCATCCAACACGTACACTTTTTCTTTCAAAGTCTAATTCAGCTGATGCAAAGGCATCTTCGAACATATCAATGTGGAATTCGGTTGCAAAAAAATTATGATCATAACACTCATACATACTTGCTTCTGCAAGCCTAACCCAAGGTTTATCACCTATGAGTCTACCTAAAAAGTCTTGTGGATCATAACTACCTGCATGCCACATGCCACCAATATAAATGTCAACACCTAGTAGCTCTGCCATATAACGAAGCTGTATAACAGTAGGGTTCCAAGCGTCGGTATACAAAAAATAGTCGCCATCACTAATCTTTCCTTTGCAGAAAAGCTCACCGATTTGTTCGAGTTGCTTGCTTTTATATACATTTGTTCCTCCGAAATTAAGGAAAGCTCCAGGCGTAGTTGCCTGAGGCGTTTCCCCTCCACTTATAACTAAAACTTCTTCATTTGTAGCTCGCTTTAATTGCTTTGGAAGATGCTCCTTCCATTGTGCAGTGTAACGAGTATCAACTGCTTCGATATCTACAATATGAATTGTCATTAGTTACTTCCTTTTATTAAAGCCGGCCTTCTTAGCACGAAGCCACCCACGATACCTTTCGTAAGCTTGCCAGTTTGGATCGCTCTTTTTGTAAAGAGCTTTTTCATCAAACTTCTTTCCCTCAAAGCGGCAATAGTCGCGATAAGCGTCGAGGTCGTTGAAGATCTTTGCCACAACCGGGTTTTTAATAGACATAGTATAATTCTTCCTTTTGTCATTAACTATTTGGATAAAAAATTGAACAGCCGTTTTCGTTATCTTCACTTACTTCAATTTCGACAAAACGGCCGGGATGTCGATTTGAAATTTCTTTATATAGTTCATCTGCAATCATTTCGCAGGATTTATGATCTAGAACAAGCACTTGACCTTCAGCGGAATCACTGTATAGTCTTTCAAGCCATCGCTTGAACTGAATGAATTCAATGTCTCTATCATCGTGAAACACCTCAATACGCACCCTGAAGTGGAAAATGTGACGATGAGGATGACCAAGAAAACTAACATCATCCCACCCACCTGTTGCAAGTTTGGGATCATCTAATGCTGCCGGATAACAATGAATACCTTCCTTTGAGAATGTAACCCATATACTTCGTTGTGCATTATTTAGTGCATTTTCTTTTTGCATTTTAGCATCTTCCTCTCTCATTCGTCTACCCATGTAATCATGATAGCTTTCACGATTGACTGCATCATACGATGGGTAACCTTTTTCAAAAACTGGTGATGTGTGTTCATCTTCTACCATATTATTAGTATACTTTCATTTAATAGGTTTGTCAAGGCCATATTTGGACCAATTAGTAAATTTATTTGCATCCATCAAGTCATGAAGTCTGTGACTCCAAACACCTGGATTAGTTGCGGCAAATCCTTTGTCATCAATTTTAATCATAGTGTTGTAGTTCCATAGTTTTACATATGGAATCGGAACACGGATTTGCGGAATAAAATTGTCGTACTCTGTGAGACCGTCTTCTAAAATCTCTTCTGCACAAGTAATCGGAATATCTAAACTACACCAATAATCTTGTTTTAAGAAGTGTGTAATCATTTCTCCCCAACCAGGTCCGACCTTATTTGCTTGCACACTATGATTAGCACCAAAGAAAATATGTTCTACTTGATTATATGCCAATAGTTGTTCTTCGATATCTTTAACAGGTTGTACTCCTGTTACAAACAATGTATACATACCATATGCAGGAGTATGCTCTACTTCTGTACCAGTAAAGTATGTTACGTTATCAAACTCGCCTGCGTCATAATTTCTTTTCATGATATAGGTCCTAGGTCAACAAGTTTCTTTTCAATTCGATGTATTTCGTCTTTAAACCATAATTTTTTTGTTTTGAGTACTACAAGTTCTTGATCTGGCATTAATTTTTTATATCCTTCGATAATTTCTTTGTCCAGTGTTCTATGCTTTTTATAAAGTTCTTGTAGGTATATTGCATATTTTTCATGCTTCGCTGTGAAGTTGCTCATCCTCTAGTACCTCTAACTTTTCTTCATTAAGTTCCTGCTCTTGTTCTTCTTCAACATTATCGTCTGTGTCAAACAATGAATTAAAGTAGGTTTGTGCATTAACAGTCTTTTTACCAATAGCACCTCTAGTACCTGGTATTGACATCCAGAATTTTGAAAATTCTTCAATTACTGCATTCGCTTCGTCTCGACTGTCAGTTGCGAATATTGCTTCCACAACATCTCTAAAAAATAACCTGTCGAAACGTTCTTCAACAAGCATGTTCGGAATGATTCCATTGTCGTATTGTCTATTTGCTTCTTGTACTGCATTAATATGACTCCATACATTATGACCCATTTGGATCGCATATGAAAAACTATCCCAAGATGTTTTTCCTTCTTTACCTATTTTATTTAGATCTCCTGGACCATATATGCATATATCTTTGGCTTGTAGTTCAGCAGTAATAGGAGAATCTTTAAAGCTAGTGTGCTTACCTTCTCTTACAAATGCACTGCCAAATGGTGTAGTATCTTGTGATAATCCTTTATCATCAATACTAGGAACCATTCGATATACCCATTTCAATCTATCTTGTGTTTCGAGTTCACAATAAATCTGTCCATTAGCAGTTGCTAAGAAAGGACTTGCACAATCAAATGTAATCATAAAGTTTGGATTATGATATTTACGAACTGCTCTTTGTATATCAGTTAGTAGTGTAGCCCACTCTAGTTTTGATGTACCTAAGAAGTGCATTACATCATGTATGCCTGTTTCCAGTAGTCCGTCGAATCTCAATGCAACTAGACGTTTAAGAACCAAATGTACATCACACATGTTCTGACCACCCATTGACCACCCATTAAAATGTGTGTCTGGATATACTTTAGGATCGCAGTAGTCTTTCATTTGATTGTACCAATCATCTGCGTCTGCGTGATTTTCGCCTTGTAATACATTTAAAAATTTACAAGCACCTGTTCTGTGCTTCATAAAATAATCATTGTTAATACGTGTTGCGGCTACTGCTTCTGCATATGTTGAAATACCTGTTGCTTTTGCACCTTCTGGAGAACGTGCTACCCAAGCTGGAATATCAAGTATCATTCCATAGTCCATGTAAGCATCCATCCATTTAAGAACACCGTCACGTTTCTTTTGTGCTTTAGGACAGTTGGGATCTTTCCAGTCTCCTTCCCAAACGCCTTTACCAATTTGGAAACCGCCACTATCACCTAATAACCAAGTATTTGCTCTGTCTCTGTTTCGTACCATATCTTCTTTAGGTACAAACTTAGTTGTGTCTAAGTCGGCATGCCCTGCAGAATACAAACACCATTTGTATTGGAACATACCTTCTTGTTTATTAAGATAGTTTAAGCTTTCAACTCCATTTGGAAAGTTGCTAGGTACTCTAGCCGGATCAACATACGGACCTTTCACAGGATCAGGATGTCGCTGTTTACCAACATACGTTGCAAAGAACCCGCTAAGTGCTGGTAAAAAAGTTGCGTAATCCTGTTGTGCTTTTGTCAAGTCTGTAATCATTATTTTCCCATATTCATTGGCGAATATTGTTCGCCATTATATTGAGACCCAGTTTTATTTGGTCCAGTCTCAACACCGTTATTACATGCAAATACTACAACGCAAAGAAAAATTGCACTCCACATCAAGCCTTTCTTAGACCAAGCCATAAAGCCGTCCATAGCTTGTTCTGCTTGTTTTTGTGCTTGTTCTGCTGGAGTCATTTATTTGCTCTGTGCTGGAAGTATGTAATCATATTTTGCCAAACCACTATCTACACTAATTTGCATAGCACCTTGATCACTAATACTCATAGTAATATCACCATCTAAATTTAAGATAGCTTGCACTTGTGCAACAGGCCAACTCCATGTATGAGATAATGTACCTTCGACACCAGCTTCAAAAACAAATGTACCTGCGTGTGTACTTGCATCACCAAAGCTAAACACTAAGTCATTGTCTTTAGTTGAAACATTAAATGTAGGCTCTTCTGAGTGTGCCGCACTTTGCAATTTCATTCTACCAATTGCTGCCATACTAGGTTGAAATGTTACATTCCAAGACGCACCTTTAAATTTTACACTTTTAAGTTTTTCTTCAATGATCTGTTTATTCATAAATCGATAATCATTTTCAAAGTCACCACTTGCGTTTTCAAAGTGTATATGTGTAGGAATAACTTCACCGTTCCTATCAGCAGTTACTACATCAATTTTAGCATCTTTTTGATACTCAGGATTTTTTAAATGTAATGCTAGTTTATCTAGGTTAGGCATTCCAAATGTGCCGTTAAATTCTGACACAGCTGAGTGCGTAGTAGAATTTAAAATCACAGAACGATCTTCTGCCATACTTTCGAAAGTTGTTGCTTCGCTTTCACTGTTTACCTTTACTAAGCTTAAAAAGCCTAGTGCGTGGGTTTTAGCAACAACGTCTTGTAAAATGTCTTTCATGCGGGTTCTCCATTAGTTATATTAAGTATAATGCCTTTATCAGCGTTTGTCAAGTAGTTTTCTATACTATATTTAGGTTTAAAGCCTAAGCTTTTCATTTTTTCTGTATTAGCACATGTAAATGTCCTTTCGTTCGGGGTATTTAGACGAATAGGAGCATCAGGTGCTAAGTCACGGACTTTAATCGGGTTACCTGATCCGATGTCTAATACTCCTTTGACATGGGGTTTATTAATTAGTATTTGTATAGCATCGCAAACATCATTAATATGTATGAAGTCTCGATGATGGTTAGTTACGTATTCTAATTTATTGTTAAAAAGTTTATCAAGAAACATTCCTTTTCTTGGAGTGTCACTCCATACAGTATGAAATCTCATACCTAATGTATTTGGATAGCGTTCTGCTAATTCTTCTAGCACATATTTACTTGCCGCATAAGGATTTAAGTCTGGTTCGTATGCACTCGAACTGCTCGCATACAATATACGTGTTTCAGGATAACGCTCAAACAATCGCCTACTTGCTTCTATATTATTCTGCCAATATGCCGCAGGATCATTAATGCTTTCACGAACACCAGAACGTCCTGCTAAGTGTATAATTAAATCAAAATCTACGTTAGGTAAATCACAAGTAAGCAAGTCTTGTCCGTCTAATAAATCGATACCTACTACGTCATTGTGTAATAGTCTTTTGTGCAATCTACTACCAATAAATCCTCTATGACCTGTTAGTAGTATTTTTTGTACGGCTATCATGATGCTATTCCAGACTCTTGAAAAAATTGTAGATACTCTCTTGTTTGCTGCCAACTACTTACTGCTCTAGTGTGGTTCACAACTTGTGCTAAAGGATAATCGTTTCCGTCCTTATCCATTCTATCTCCGAAGAAATATTTAGTATCTTCGGCATCAAAGTCTTTTATAATTTGTGCTTTATCAGTGCCGATAGGTGATATATCGATACCTGTTTCTCCGCCTACTGTTGCCTTGATCTTAGGAAACAATGCATTGAATTGTCTTGCAATTATTTCACGTTCAGAAGTTAAAGAGTCATAAACTACATATTTTTCTCTTTGTTCTTTTGTTGCATTGCGACCAACAACACTAAAATTTACCATACCAGGACGATGTTCAAAATGCAATCCTGTTCGTAAGTTGAAATCACTTTCTGTGAGCTCAATACTAAGCCACTCGTGTGCATCTTCTGGTAATATCCAATCGTTAGATCTAACATTTACATCTTTTTCCCAAACATCATTACCATTGCAATTATATACACGTTTACAGCTATTATAAATTGTTTCGCCGATTTGTTCGAGCGTTTTAGGCCGATCACTGCCTGTAACAAGATAAACATCATTTGATTGGCAAAACGATTTAAACCAAACTGCAAATCGTTCATCGATTACTTGCCTGCTCGGAGTTAATGTTCCGTCAACATCAAAAATAAATTTATTTTTTACTTTTTTCACCCTTCTTTTTCCTTTTTGCATACATACCACTAGTATATTCTACTTCTTCAGATCTAGCACCATATGGATAAACTGTAATTTCGTTGCCTTTAGCTAACCATTCTTTGACTAATTTTCTGTCTGCTTCAATAGCCAATCTCTTTTCTTCTGCGTCAGTCATTTCTTCTCCGTGTCAGCTACTCGTGAACGTAAATCACTTGTGCTGAATCGGTGATCTCGTTTATTAAAATGCAAATCTATATCTCTACTACGACATATATCCTTGCCAGTAAAATCCTTATCGCGATATTCTTCTCCTAATATTCTAATGTTTATAGGATACATCTGCAAAATATCTTCTAAATCTTCTTCTGTGCCATAAGGGATAATTTCATCTACATAACCAACTGCTTTTAATTGTGTATAACGTTCTACAATAGTTTGTATTGGTGAGTTCTTTTCTTTTCTATCTACGCTAGGATCAACTTGTAACCCCACTAACAAATAGTCGCATTGCTCTTTCGCTTCACGTAGCATAATTACATGTCCTGCATGTAATAGATCAAATGTACTGCAAGTAAATCCTACTTTCATTAGTGTTTCCTTTGCCCGTCAAAGACGCAAATAAAATACATGTCTGCATCACGTGGATTTATTACTTTATGGAATACACCATCATTGATAGGTACTACATCGCCTGCTTCTACTTCGATAAATTCATTATCCAATTGCATTTGTCCTGCCCCTTCGATAAACAAATATACTTCTTCTTGTCCATCATGTTTATGTCCACTTGTTTCTTTATGTCCGTGTAATCTGGTACTGCTTAGGACTAGTGTATTACCAAAAGGATTGTCTTTAACAACATACCTATCATCTTGTTTTGCAATATAACCGCCTATGTCATCCAGATTTACTTTCATTGTCTCTCCTTTAGTTCTTTTAGTACATCCATTATTTGTTCTACTAAGTCTGCATCATCAGGCTTATCAGAATCAATTTCAATCTCTACTTTAATTTTCATTTATTCTCCAAAATCAAATAAACTGTTAAACGTATTGTTACGCTTTGTATCTTCTAACGGATAGTTTAGCACACCAATTAAGTTGTCTAGCTTATTATCAATAATAGTTTCTGCCATTGCTGCATCGTCAAATGGCAGTTCTTTGAACCAATCAGGTATATGAAGCTCATCTGTTGGATAAGCAACACTTGTATACCCTAGTGGGTTCTGTTTTAATTTACAAACAATAACTTTCATACCGTCAACAATTTCTTGCGAATACTTGTCGCCATTCATGCGTTTAAGTGTATTCCAGTTAATGCTTGCTCGTACATGACCAGGCATATTTGCCTTGCCTTGTTTTTCTTCTAGTCGCTGATAGTGACCAATTTTATTAGCACGTTTCGGCGAACCCTTTTCCCAACCAGGACGTTCACTAAACTCTTTACGGAATACAGTAATACGTTCTAGTACATCTTCTACTGGCTTGTCTGTTAGTACCATTAGTAATAGTTCACTTAAAAACTCTTGCATAAACACAGGTGTATCTGATCTACGCAAGTCTAAGCCCATAGCTTTTACTTTTCCAGCTTTGCCATCAACGTCAGTTCTAAACCCTTCGTTGTCAATTACTAGTGCTGCATAACGTTTCTTAGTAATATATAATCCGCTTTCTGCAACAATTTCTCTACCAGCTGCAATAACTTCTGCACGACTTGCTGGACAGTGAAATGCTTGGGCCATAAATTTTGTAAACGTACTATCTACAGCCTCGCTTACTTGATCATAAAGCTTAATAGCATTTTCTTTTGACCATGGAATTTTACCTGAATCAATATCAGCTTTAAGTGTTGGGTATGCACTAAAATATACAGAGTCAGTGTCACCATAAATTACTGCTTCACCTGTGTGATCATACTTACCTGCAATGACGTTGTTAGCTTCTGCACTCATATGCTTAACAATAGTTCGACCACTTAGTGTGGTTGATTGACCAATTCTTTTATCAAAAAATCTACAGCCTGGATTTAAAATAGCACCATACAAACTATTCAAGTTAATCTTCTTAACAAGTTGACGTTTGTCCCAGTATTCAATTTCAATAGAATTGCCTGCGTCTTTTGCTTTTTTAAGTTGTGCTTGTAGATCTTTACGTTCACTATACCAACGCTTTAGAAGTCCAGGAATAACACCTTCGTATTCTGTTGTAAAAATTGTGCCATTTGAACTAAGCATCCAAGGTTTATTACTATCAAAGATTACTTTGTATATTTCAGCACCACTCATTACCTTTGATTCGCCGTTCTCAAAGTCAACTGTAAGTGCAACATCTTTGCGTTGCTCCATAACAGCTTCGTATTCTTCTGTACTAAAACGCCCTTCCCAACTACCTGCAAATGACTTTTTCTTTAGACCCATATCTTCTGTTACACGAGCATCTGAAATATCAGGACGTATTTGTCCAACAATAGTTGCCGGATCCATATTCAATGCACGAATTACACTAGGATATAGACTGTTCAAGTCCATACTTGCAATCCATTTGTGCAGTCCTTTTTTCGGAAATGCCACATACGCACCTGCGGCTTGTGTGTTTTCATCATCACGTTTTGCACGATTAGGAACTTGCATGCCTCGATGATGTGCTTCGTTGACAATGGCTTGTTCTGTAACTGCTACGGCCCCCATAGTGGTTTGTAGCAAAACAGTGTTTGCATGAGCAAGTTCGTTACTAAGATCAATAAATCTTAGTTTTTTGTCCAGCTTGTCCAGTAGTGCGGTATCTTGTATGTTGTATTCGATGAACTTTCTAAAGTCATTGTTGTACAATGCGTCCAAAGTACCTTCATAAGGGACCTTGTTCTCGCCAACTTCGATTTCGCCAATGGCATCAAGTCTATATGTGTGTCTTTCTTCATATGTATATTTACGATATAAATTCAAACTATCTAAATGCACTCTGCCTATTAGGTCAAAGGTTTGTGCTATTTTACCATACTTTTCATATTCACGCTTCTTAGGAAGTTGTCCCCACAAGCAAAATCTACGTGTGTCATCTTTGCTTAGTACACGAGCAGTTCTGTTTACAGTATAAGGAATATCATAACCTTCGCTGTTCCAACCTGATAAGATATCACTATCTTCAATCAGTGTCAAGAAAGTGTCAATCATGTCACCTTCTTTTTCAAACAACATTACATTGTCGATACCTTCAAGTTCTTTTTTAGCTTCGTCCATAGTAAGTGTCTTAGGAGGAACAGCCAAGCATACCATTGTTTCTAACCATTGCAAGTATACTGAGATACTTGTAATAGGCATAAAGGGATCACTTGGATCAGCAAAGCCTCTCTCTGGATCAAAGTCAGTCTCAATATCAAAGAATGCAATGTTTAGTTTAGGTGCATCTTGATTAAGATAGTTTTCACTTAAACATTGAAATATAGGATTAATGTCGCTTTCGAATAGTTGCTTGTCTCTATTAATAGCAACTTCTTTGCGGAAGTCTTTTGTGTTTTTGCAAACAATACGACTTAGTGGGTCACCGTATATACTTTTATACTTGCCACGTTGGTCTTTGTAATAAAAAGTATACTTTACCGGATACTCTGTAAAATGTCTTTTGCCTTCTCGACGTTCAACAGCTCTAATAATATCAGAATCTCTATCGAACATTGCGTCCACGTAACTCAAATCTTTGCCTCCTCGTTGCTTGCGGCCAACGCTAACCTTACTTGCTCTTTAGTGAGCGAATCTATACTAATATATATCACTGTAACACAAACAATTGTATTAAAGCGATTGTATTCATTACAACAAACCAGCTACATAATATAATTGTAAATGCCGCTTTGCGTATAACAGTACTAATCAAACCTAGCAAACTACCTATGAGATACATAGGAATAAAAATTTCAGTTGCAGGATCGAGTACTGTAAATGTTAGTACTGCACTAGCACCTACTAGGAAAATAGTTTCAACTAATTCACAGTAGAATGCAAATGGACTTAGTCGATAACTTTCTTTGAAGTAGCCAACGATACCATTCACTTATCTTTACCCACTGTTACAACAAGTGTTTCAAGATCATCAAACGCATCGGCATGTTGTGCCCAATCGCCTTTTTGTGCAATCTTAATTGCTTTGTTAATAAGAGTAGGTTTCATGTCCAATTCTTCTGCTACTGCTTTAACAGTTTCCTTTAGACCTGTGCTTAAATCTTCAATTTCTTGTAATACTGTTACGCCTTCGTTGACAAGACGTTCTAACTTAGCTTTTTCTTCAGCGCCATAGGTGCGATCACTCATACAATTTCTCCATTAGGTGTTAGTGTAATTGTATTATTATACTACAGTTTTAAGGGGTTGTCAACTACTTTTTTGAGTTTAATGCTGCCCAGAGTTGGGACTTTATGGATTCATTAGTATCTTTATGTTTTTGTTTACGGGGAATGGTTTTTGTTTTATCTTTATGACCGCCTGCGGCACCACTTTTTCGTAGGTCATTCATATACTGAGCATTTGGATCTCTTGCTTTGATAGGTTTTTGTTTGTTCTTTTTATTTGCTGTTAATTTGTCAACAGCGCCACCAACTGCTTTGGCTGCTAATCCTCTAGCTGCCATACCTGCTATTGCTGGTAATATTTCATCTAGCTCTT